GCGACGCAGCGGACAACGTACTCTTGCCCTTTCTATGGAAGAACCAGCAATACATAATTGCTCACGGCAACACGGGCACAACAGGCACACTTTATTTTGATCAAAACATTCGCGATGTATTTTATGTCGGTCAATCAGTAGTTATTTCCGGTGCAGGTACTAAGTACAACGGCACCAAGACAATCACAGGCGTTGATGCTCGATCATTTAATATAACTACGACTCACACTAGCGACAACCCACGTCACACAGTCGAGCCTTTTGGAATTGCAGCCGCCGAGACCTACACTGATTACACAACGATCCCGGCAATTCAAGAAGCATCGCTCATGATCTCAATCGACATTTGGCAGAGCCGTCAAGCTCCATCAAGCGGCGGCGTGACTATCGATGGCTATCAGCCTTCACCTTACAGAATGGGCAACACACTCCTAGCACGCGTTCGTGGATTGCTTGCGCCTTATCTTGATCCGAGATCGATGGTGGGCTAATGGCCGCCATATCAACACTCCGAGCAGGTATTGCAACAGCTTTAATTGACAACAGTAAGTGGTCAGTCTTTAGCTTCCCACCTGCAACTCCTATTGCTAACAGCGTCGTCGTTGCTCCAGCCGATCCTTACATAACTCCTTCTAATAATTCATATAACACGATTGCTCCCTTGGCTAATTTCCAACTGAGCATCCTAGTGCCGTTGCTCGATAACGAGGGCAACCTTAACGGAATTGAGGACAATGTAGTCCGAGTGTTCAATCTACTCGCTGCATCCTCATACACCTACAACGTCACAGAGGTATCGGCTCCGGCTGTCCTCAGCGCCGTCTCAGGTGATTTATTACAATGTTCAATCAATATCTCAGTCCTAACGAGTTGGAGCTAAAATGTCCGAGTGGGAAAAAGAGCAAGAAGCCTTCCTGATCAAGATCGGGCAGGTAGCACCATCAACACCTAAGCCAGCACCTACCAAGAAAGACGAGGAATAATCTCATGGCTGTATTTCTAAACAACAAGGTCGGCGTGAAGATCAATTCTGTCGATCTATCTGATCATGTGACTTCTGTCACACTTAATCGTAACTTCGATGAGCTTGAAGTAACTGCAATGGGCGACGGCGGACATAAGTTCGTTAAAGGCCTTGAGGCATCATCTGTCACAATCGATTTCCTTAATGACACCGCTTCTGCGAACGTCCTAGCAACCTTGCAAGCTGCATGGGGAACAAACGTCACAGTAGTACTTCTACAGGAAAAAGGAACCGCTGTTTCGGCGACCAACCCACTTTACACAATGACATGCCTTATCAACGGCACTACAGACATCAACGGCGCAGTCGGCGATATTGGTATGCAGAGCCTGACATTTAACGTAAGTGGTACAGTAGCAGTCGCATCAACAGGCACATTCTAAGAAACTAAACAAAGGGGCACAGCATGGCAAAGTTAATAGTAACGATGACAGACAATATGGTGCATGATATAGAAATCACGCCTCGTCTTGAATACTCATATGAATTGCATCATAAAAAAGGATTTCATAAATCCATGCGAGATGATGAGATGCAAACATCAGTCTATTGGCTTGCATGGGAAGGCCTTAGACTTAGTGGAGTCACAGTCAAGCCATTTGGTCCTGACTTTCTTGATATTCTAAAGAGTGTCGAGGTTGCAGAGTCAGACCCTTTGGTCTAGGGCGCGATAGCATCCACTACCTCATTGCTCGCTTGAGCATTGAGACGGCTATCGCTCCACAAGATTTGATTGATTTAGATTCATCGATGCTTCAAATGTTATTGAAAGCATTGAAAGACCGAGCTAAGGAGCAGAGCGATGCCTACAGAGCTAAAAGGCGCTAATGCGCTTCGCAAGGCTCTCAAGCAATTCTCGCCTGACTTAGACAAAGAAACACGCGATGAAATGGTTGGATTCCTAAAACCGTTGGTAAAAAAGGCCAGAGGCTTTATGCCATCCAATGCGGCTATGCCATCTGGCTTTGTTAAGCATGAAGTAAAGACCGCAAAGTTTCCAATGTATGACGCAGCCGAAGCACGTCGAGGCGTTGGCTATAAACTGACACCTACTAAGCCTGATCGGCGTGGATGGGTGCAAGCAGTATCAATTCACAATAAAACCGCAGCCGGAGTTATTTACGAATGGTCAGGCCGCAAATCCAATGACAAATTTGTTTCTGTTCTTCCCGGCACTCTTACAGGACAAGGACAGATGAAAGGTCGATCTATTTTTAAGGCTTACAAAGAGGACGAAGGCAAAGCCAAGGTTGGAGTAATTAAGGCGCTAGAAAAAGCAGCCGCCAAGTTTAACGCGAGAGGCAACATCTGATGGCTGAATTACGCATCCCGATTATTACTGAATTTAAAGGTAAGAAGGCTTTTAAGGAAGCCAACACAGCTACATCAACTTTACAAAAGGGCGTTAAGAAATTAGGCGCTCAGTTAGCTATTACTTTTGGAGCAACTCAGCTTCTCAAATTTGCCAAGAATGCAGCTAAGGCTTTTATTGAAGATGATAAGGCTGCAACGCAGTTAGCCACGTCGGTTAAGAATCTCGGCCTAGCTTTTGAGACTCCACGCATTGAGCAGTTTATAAGTGGACTTGCTAGAGTCTCAGGGGTAGCAGATGATCAACTACGTCCAGCGATGCAGAAACTATTGCAGACCACAGGCTCGGTCGCTAAGGCTCAGGAACTACTCACTCAAGCCCTAGACATTTCTCGCGGTTCAGGCGTTGAATATGAAACAGTAGTCAATGACCTAAGCATGGCTTTTGTCGGACAGACTCGTGGCCTTCGAAAGTATTATCTAGGCTTGACTCAAGCCGAGCTTAAAACCATGAGTTTTGAAGATGTCCAGAAAAAACTTACGAAGCAATTTACTGGAGCCAATGCAGTTTATCTTGAAACTTATGCTGGCAAGATTGGCATTTTATCCAATGCCGCTAATGAAGCTCAAGAAAGTATTGGTAAAGGCTTAGTTGATGCATTAGCTTTAGTATCAGGTGGCGGAAACAGTATCCAGCCTTTAGCAGATTCTATGCAAGAATTTGGCGTTTGGCTTGGCGATGCTATCTACGGATTAGGCATCATGGTTAATCAGCTCAAATCATTACCCGGAGGTTCACTCCTCGGTGGTATAGAAGGAGATGGCTTCCTCAAAACTTACTCACCCCTAGTTAGAGCTTTAGATCAATTCTCTAAAATGGGCGCAGCCGCAAGACCACTTGAAGGTCGCATAACCGAGCACATGGGTCGCCTCGGCAACCCTGCTAATGCCACTCGTGCAAGAATAGAGAGCGAAGCAGAAAAGCGCGCTAAGACTCTATTGAACATGAAGAAAAAAGAGCTTGACGCTCAGAAGAAACAGAACGCTCTGACTAAGGCTTCGAAAGTTTTAGACCTAGATCGCATTAGCGTCACGGCGGCCTTGCGTGGACAGATCAGCGAAACTGATCGCCTATCTTTGCAGTTGCAACTTTCCTTACTAAACAAGAATGAGTCGCAGGCACTCAAGTTATCTGCAGAATTGACAGAGGCAACCAAGCGTCAGAATGATCTCAAGGCTGCATTACTTTCAACACCCGAGGCTCCAAACCCTTATCGTAACTGGATGCCACCTACATTTAACGTCCCTACTGGGGGCATGGGCTCAACAGTTGCAGCAGACTATCTCGGCATTGGTGCGTTAGGTGGCGCCGGATCGGCTGGCATCGTTAATGTGGTTGTTAATCTTGATGGCGAAGTAGTCGGCGGAGCCATCACAGAGACTCAAGTCAATCAATCTCTTTCAGGTACTTTCAGCGATGTGAGCCGATATAACGGACGCGGAGCGCCGTCAATCAAATGAGTCTACCTGCAACCATTTCGGTTTCGTTCGACTTTAGCCAAGGCGCTACCTTCGGGCTAGGTTTTGTGGTCGGGGACTCGACCTTCGGCGTCATTGGCACGAGCAAATTCGGCGATTCCCCTGTAAATACGCCTACAGTCGATCTCAGCGATGTGACTCGATCCATCAAGATCGCCCGAGGCCGTAACGTTATGCGCGATACCTACGAGGCAGGCACTTGCACAGTTAGAGTCATTGATCAAGATGGCGCATTTAACCCTCAAAATGTAGCTTCGCCCTATTTTGGCTATTTGACTCCACTACGCAAGATTCGTGTTTCGGCAACTACTTCAACAGCTCAACACTTCTTATTTTCAGGTTATGTCGATTCGTACAAATACACCTATCCCACAGGCCAAGAATTAGGCTATGTCGATATTCATTGCTATGACGCCTTTAGACTGTTTCAGATGGCTAACATAGCAAGTGTGACGGGCGCCACAGCGGGTCAAACTACTGGCACACGAATCACAAAGATTCTAGATCAGGTCGATTATCCATTATCCATGCGAGTTATCGACACAGGATCGACAACAGTTCAAGTCGATCCCGGCACAGCTCGCACATCCTTGCAAGCCCTCAAGGCGGCAGAGTTCGCCGAGCAGGGTGCTTTCTTTATAGATACCGAAGGCATTGCAGAGTTTAAGGATCGATCAGATGTAGTTTCATCTTTAGCGGCTGCACCGATTGAGTTCAATCAGACTACTGGGATTCCATATTCTGACCTTAAATATGCCAGCATGACTCGCATTGGTGGCACAGCACAGACGGCAGTCAATGTTGATTCATCGGCCAAATACTTTCCTCATGGCACTACTCTGACAGAAATGATCCCTCAGACAGATGCGCAGGTCTTAGACATTGCAAAGATATATGTAGCAACTAGAGCCGAAACAACAATCCGCATTGATGCCATGACAGTCGATCTACTTGATCCGGCAGTACCTACAGACACAATGATTGGCCTTGATTACTTTGACAATGTCAAGATCACTAATGTTCAGCCAGATGGCTCGACAATCGTCAAGACTTTGCAAGTGCAGGGTTTAGCATGGGACATCACCCCAAATAGCATGAAATGCACAGTAACAACACTTGAGCCCATCGTTGAAGGATTCATTATAGGATCTGCGACGTCGGGTATAATAGGCACGTCCATATTAGGATATTAGGAGAAAACAATGGCAGCAGGTTTAGGTTTTAAGGAATTTACGACAGGGGACGTGCTAACCGCCGCCGACGCAAATGGGTATCTAGCCTCTCAGGTGGTCATGGTTTTTGCGAGCGCTGCAGCTCGCACTTCAGCCATCGCCTCACCCCAAGAAGGGATGATGTCTTATCTCAAGGATACTAATGCCGTTGCAACCTATGATGGCGCCGCATGGGTAACTGTAGGTGGTGGCGGCGGTGGCAAAGTTTTGCAGGTAATTCAAGCAACTACAGTTAC